GTCAGAAACTCTAAATGCACTTGACTTAATATTATATCCATTGGCACTCTTAATATAAAATTCATTACCAAATCCAATTTGATATTCTGCAAAAGAATTTAATACTACTCTCAGATCTCTTCTGATTTCAACTGTTGTTATATTAGAGGTAATTGATGCATCACTATCGTCAATTGTTTTTAAGAATTTACTATACTTAAATCTAGCACCATACTTATTTAACTCTGACGATTCTGAGTATTTTGTCGTATTATTTTGAACTAAACTTGAAACATAATCTGCATTTGGTGCTAAATTTGTATTGTAGTAAATATTTGACTTTATTTCCACATACAAATACTTCAAGTCAAGAATTTCAGGAACAATACCTGCAACTGCATACTTCTTAAGTTTTAATTTTATGTTTTCTTTGATGAGATTTGGTAAAAAGTCTCCAAATCTTGGTTTGATGCTAATAAAAACCTTTCCGTACTGTGGTGGAACTAATTCCTCTCCACCAAAAACTGAAATAGACTCAGTTTCAGAATAAATTTTACTGGGAATTAAAGTTTCATAATCATTTGAGGTTAATGCCCTATTTTGTGATGAATATATTTTAGGAGCAAATTTTCTAATGGATTCTACATCTTCAATTTCTTCTCCACCAGAAGAAATTGTTTCAGCAGTAAGTAAAGAAATTCCTGAAGTAACTGAATATGTTATACCATTTCTTGTATATGATAAAATTCCATTATATGCAAATTGACTTATTCCATTTGCACTATCACCAGTGCTAATAATATATGATGCAGTAATATAATTACTTTCTTCTAATTTTTTACCAAAAACTCCATCTCCAAAAAATATTTCATATCTTTCGTCACTAATTTCTTGCAAATAAAATACATTTGATGTAGAATCAATGTCTAGGATGTTATCCTGATACGAATATTTTACAGATGAAGTTGCAAATTCATTATTTTTTACAGAAACTCTAATTGTTTGTGTATCAATTCCAATATTATCTAAAATAAACTTCTGATTTGGATTTGAAGAAGAATATGTGAAGTTTGAATTAATAAGACTACCTTCATAAACGGTAATTTCATTAAATGAAGCAATCCCATCAATAACTGGAACTGTAATATCTTCTATAATTGAAAAAACGAAAGAATCAGATCCAAAAGAGCTCTGTGAAGAGCACACTGGTCCCTTTTTTAATGTTAATGTTGAAGGTGCAGGAGTAATTCCCTCTACATTAACAAAGAAACTTACTACTGAACTTGATGCAGTCCTTGATCTAGGTACATATCCAATATTTCTTGCAAGTGCTACTACATTTTCTCTCAAAGTAGCACTATCAATGAACACTTCATTTGCGACCATGTTCGCATTATATGAAGTGATGTATGTATTGTATGCCAATACATCAATTATAGACGAGAGATTCGATCCCTCAAAGTCATAATCGGTAAAATTTGAGTTAGATCTTAAATAATCTTTAAGAGTTGTTTTAATCTGGTCAAAATCCAGATTTGCGAAGTTAACTAATGGCATTTACCTTGTTGGTTGCAATACAAATTCTAATTGTTGAGGAAGAATATCAGCACCCAATACGCTATAAATGATTGTCACATCAAAAGACGCATTATCTACATCTGGGTATGCTTTAACACTTATTAATTCCACTCTTGGTTCATAATTTTCAATTGATGTTTTAATTTCTTCCTGAATTAAAGAGGCACTAATGTCATCGATGTTCTCAAAAAGTGATCTAGTCACATCTGAACCAAAATTTTGATCGAAAAACTTTTCTCCAGGGAGAGTGAAGATGATATTTCTTATAGAACGCGCAATTGCATTCTCATTTTTAATACCAATAATGTCATTATTCAGAGGATTACTCTGAAATGACATACTGATATCTTTGAAACCCTGGCTTACCCTCTCTAAAGGCATTTATTAATACAATTCTACCTTATTTAGACTAGTTTTCTATATTCTCTCTCAAAAATAAATCAGTCTCTATATTATGGTCACTTCTCTTTGGAGTCATATCATCATTATTGATCTCACGAAGCATTCTACCTTCGTTTGTGTTCTTTGGAGTAGACCAATAATCAGTGATTAAACTTGTTGTACCCCATGCTTTATACATGTATTCGGAGTTTCTATCTGGATTTGTCATTTTTATTCCTTATTGATTAGTTTTTGAAGGTTGTGTTTTGATTTATGTGTTAGTCATCACTGACTTCACGTTCCTGAGCAGTTTTCCAGAAGTATTCATCCTCTCTACCCATACCAAGTCGTTTAAATCCATTTTCAACTTGATAAAATTCAGTCGAAACTTTGAAATCTGGCATTAATGGATCAACAGGTGTTAAACTATTGTCAAAAATACGTAAACGATTATTTGGATAAAGTGCATACTGCCCATTATCTAGTTCGATTAGGTTATGTGACTTGTGTTCAGCTGGATTCTCACTCGTTGCATAGTCAATCATATCACAATCTTGATGATAATTGTCTATCGTACAAATATAAGTACCCTTTTGAATACTATGATCGCGAGTATAGCATTCATAATCCATTGAACCAATGAATTGCTTATGAATTGATACCACTCCATAATCCATACAATTCCAGAATTGTAGGTTGGGTAGATCCATATCGGGTGAAGGTGTCTTAGGACTGCTTACAAAGGCACTGATAGGCAGTTTATCGTACATTGCAGCATACTCTGGTAAGTACGTCTCAAAATAAAAAGCACGCCCAGGAATCGATTTACACGATACCCAGACGCCCTTTACAAATTCACCATGACCAGACTGATGATCAGTTAAATATTCTTTCCTTACCCATACTTCAACAGAAGGTAAGTTACAAATAAGAGTTGCCATTATGAATTAATATATCTTCACCTATTTACCTTGACCACGATATCTCTTCTTTTTGCTATTACGTGATGTTGCTGAAATTAATGTGTTGACTGATCTTCCCTGACGAGTCTTCTTCGGCTTTCCGGGCACATAATTACCACCTTTCATCATTGCCATAACCTAATTCTCCTTTACTTTGATTTCAATTAAACTTGGATCTATAGATCCTCCCGAGTAAAAACGCTCCGAAAGATCTTGCATCTTCTCACTACATTCTTCTATAGTGAGATCTTTATGCATAATATTATTCTGATAAACAATATTATAATATTTCATTAGATGACACGAGTCTTTTCGTGACCCACACGAATTCTTGGATCACACCAAATATCATACCCTGCTTCAATAGCATCTAAACAGAATGATACATCCTCTCCACACATATCTTGTACAGCACCAGATTCAAATACTTGCATCTTTGGTGCAAACCATGGATACTCTAAATTCTCAAAGACTCCCTTCTTAATCAATACCCATCCAAAACCTGTGTAATCAACAGTGAATGGTTTCTTTCTTTTCTGAATGGAATCAACAGTTTCGTGATTCATTACTCCACCATTCTTCCTGAAATCATCCTCCTCTAACCAGTGTGCAACAGAGGTGGTTCTTCCATCCTCAGTGGCATACCATCCACCAACTACTTCCTTCTCATTGCCTTCGGCATCTAATGCAAGATCACATAATTGCCAAAACTTCTGTGTGTCAAAGACAATATCACTGTCAATCCACAGTTGATAATCATACTCTAATTTACCATCCCATGGAATTTGCTTTGGTCCCCTTAATACATTCGCACCTAATACCTTACATCGTGCAAAGTTAACCATTGATGAATAATCTTGACTGATCTGAATACTCATCCCATTTTGTACAAGATCAAAGCACAGTTGTACAAAGTTCTTTAGAAATGTAAATGAACATCCCCTACCAGGAAGACAAAATACAATCCTCTTTCCTTTCATTCTTTCTTTGATTGCATCAATGTCCCATTCAGGTTCTTGTCCCTTCTTTGGTGGTGCAGCTTTAACAGTAAATCCTTTTGCCATTTGATTAATTAGGTTTCAGTTCAATTCTATCAGTGTATGTATAGTATGTCAATAAGAATGCTCTTCTGACATATGTTGGGTTATTTCTACTTCCTCATACGTTAAATCCTCAAAAGTATAATCAGTCTCCATAAGACCAACCATCCCTTTGAGGGTATTCCATACTTTATTAAATTGTCTTTGACTTAAATTATAATATAAACATTCTTTCTTTGCATATATGTGATAAACCTTTGTAGGTGTCATTTTACCTCCGGTAATTTTTTTTGTCTTTTCTATTGTATAATCGCATTATATATCAGTGCTATCAAAATCCCTAGGGGGACTAATACAATTTTACCCATTGTCTTTGGATACCTGATTATCCAGCCTGCGAAAATAACCTTCCAGAAATTCCAATATGGTGCGCGTTTTTTTATCTTCAAAGGATTAATTATATTCTCGGAAAATTTTTTTGGTTTCGATATTTATAGATCGATTTGTCACCTCTGTAGGTTAGGGTAGTATGCGATTTTTATATACACAACGCCCCCCATAAAACACTGCTGTTAAATGTATAATAGCACGAAGGTTAACTGTTGTCAACCCCCATGCTACTAAGTATCACATTCAGAACAGAATCTCTGCAATCTCATTCACATCTTGCTCACTGGCAATATCAGCAGCAATAACATCTAGGATCGATAAGATATCGTTGCCAGTGTTACCAACCTTGAGCATACCAAGTGCAGTTTCAAGAGACATAATAAAGAAGAAAAGTGTTAGTTAGTGATGGTGAGTTTAATGACATCACCAGGTCAAAGTAGTCGCGCTAGATCAATACTGGTCGCTGCGACGACCTGACAGACAGCAGCGATATTGTGTGTCTGTTGCTTGTAACTTAGTGCGTCTCTTATTACCTTGAAGACGAACACCAAACAATGACCTTTTAGGTCCTCTTTGAGGATTTAAACGTGTCACCTTAACATCGCCACGAATTTCTGCGATGAGCAGATCTAACGGAGTTGATGCTGCAATGTCAGAAATAGTCATGGGGTGAATCGTTCTCTCACTACTAGTACGCTTTAGAGGTGAGTAATATTATTCTTACACAGATTACCAACGATCAGGATTACTTAGATCCTCTACGTAGCTGTCAATCACCTTCTCAGATCCTTCTAATGTGAATAACTCTTCCCAGTTAATCTGATGCGGATCAAAATCATTCATAACCTCTAAATCCAACGTGATGCGATAACGTTGTTTCTGTGCCTGACTGATAGCGACTGACATGATTGGTGTCCTGTGGTGATGACTTTACTACTATAGAATGCCTGAGGAATATTGTCAATCTTCTAAGGGTTATTTATAAAAAAGTCTTATATTTTACAAATGTCAAGTCCCGGAAATACTTATGACCGATCGGTTGACATTTCTGCGCGTTCGTGATAGAGTGCTCGCTTAGATAACAACAACTAGAGACATTAAATGATCAACTAGAGACATTTAATTAATGATCTAAATGATCAACTAGAGACATTTAAATCATCACAAGTACAAGACTCAGAGACATCAAAACCACTCAATATGAGAGTAATGGATACTATCCTGAGAACGTTCTCAATAATAGTATAAAAAAGCAAAGTATATTTATAATACCATTTAAAACCGTTTTTTAATGAATAAGTGTATTAATTGATACAAAAAAGAGAGGAATGACCCTCTCTATGTCTTATTCAGTTATATGGACTAAGTGATCAATAGAGGGCCTCAATTGCTTCAAGGATGAGAAGAATATCATTACCATTCTGTGCAGATTCAAGAGCAAGGAAGAGATCAGAATTAGACATTTAAAAGTGTTAGTTAGTGGGTGTATTCGGTGGGTTTAGAGTCATCACCAGGACTATAGGATCTAGAGTATAATTAAGATCAAAACGATTGAATAGAAACGAGCATAGATTGATGCCCACTCTTTCTTAGTCTTAACCATCATGAGAAGATATAACCATTAGTGAATGTTTCGTTCTTGTATACATTCTTTCCATTAATTGCACCAACGAAGAGTCTTACATACCATTGAAAGTTCTTCTGAAATACTCCTTCTCCTCTCTCACAGAACTCAGAACAGAGTGCATTAAGTCTGGATTTAGTTGTATTAGACTGATAACCACCATCATAGATTGTCATCGAATCATCAGAAACTTCTGCAATCTTGTTACCATGAAGACGAACGATTGAGATTCCTGTCTCTTCATTAAAGTGAACTGTTGTATTAGCATTAGACCAGTTTTGATTTGACTGGATTGCTTGGCACATTTGGGATTCGATTTTACGCATGAGTTGTGAAGAGTTGATGTTAATGAAGAGTGTAGTTTTTACTTAACCATGAAATCCTAACTCCTCCCAATCCCATTTTACTCCATTTGGTGAACATTCAGGAAGGTTCATAGATTTACAATAGTTAACTGCTGCTTCTTGAGTTGAGAAGATTTTAGCAGCACTATTGCCTCTTAACATAATTGTTTCACGAATGCTGTCAGAGTTAGTGAAGAAAGGGAAAGTGATAAAAGCAGAAGTCATAATCGGGGTTGAGTGGTGTCTATACTATAGGTACAGTTTAGAGGTGAGTAACTTTATTTTTATCTAATTCGTTTTATTGCATTATATTTTCAATTGAATCTTTTCTCTCTTCTAATAGTTCAATCATATTACTATCTAATATATCGATCATGAGATTAGCACCAAGAATAGTAAACAATGCAAGAAAGAAGATTCTCATGAGATGACAGGAATAGAGGTGATTGATTTAACCTTACGTGTATCAAGTTCACGTGCTTCATGATAGATCTTACAATTCAGTTTATATGAATTGATTGGTTTAATGTTGCTCTTGCGATTAAACTTAGCAACAGATCCATCTTTAAACTTAACCTCAATATTGTATAACATATCAATCAGTACCACCAAACATTTGATCAAAGAGTGACCTTTCATCAATATCAT